ACTCGACTCCTAAAGTCGTGCAAAATATGAGCAAAAAAGAAAAAGTAATGATCCCAGAACCAGAGAGTGTTGACACTCCTGTAGTAAATGACCATGTAAAAAGCCAACTACCAGAACCTAAAGGTTGGAAAATTCTTATAGCAATGCCTAAAGTAGATGAAAAAACTGATGGCGGTATTATCAAAGCATCAACAACCCTACGAGATGAAGAAGTTAGCAACATTTGTGGCTATGTTCTTAAACTAGGGAATGAATGTTATGAAGATATTAGAAGATTCCCAAGTGGTCCTTGGTGCAAAGAAGGTGATTGGGTTGTATTTCGTGCTTATTCAGGCACTCGCATAAAAATGTATGGACAAGAATTTCGTTTAATAAATGATGACACTGTGGAAGCGGTGGTCGATGATCCAACAGGAGTAGTAAGAGCATGAGTAAAGCAGAAATAATTAATGAAGAACCTAATTTTGGTGAGAGTGTCCAACAATCTCAAGAAGATAGGTTTTTTGGAAGATCAACAGAAATAGATAATAAAATTCCAGATGATTTAGAAATTACCATTATAGATGATACTCCTAAAGCAGACCAAGGCAGAAATCCTAGAGCTGGAGATACTTCAGTAGAAGTTGATGACGATATTGTTGACAAAGAAATAGCTGATTACAGCAAAAGAGCTGCTGATCGTATAGCTAAAATTAAATACGAATACCACGAAGAACGCAGAGCAAAAGAATCTCTGGCTAGAGAATCTAAAGAAGCTATCACAAGACTTCAAACTCTGATGTCTGAAAACCAAAGGCTACAAGCCATGGTTGAACAAGGCGGACAAGTTTTAAACAAACAAGCACATAACAATGCTTTGTGGGCAAAACAAAATGCCCAAGCAGAATTTAAGAAAGCCTATGAAGAAGGCGATGCTGATGCAATGACCAAAGCACAAGAGATGATTGCTAAGGCAACTCTTGCAGAGCAACAGTCCTCAAACATGGCACAAAGTGTACAAGCACAAGTTATTAGAAATATGCCTGTACAAGCACCTGTTCAGAAAACACAAGAACTTGATCCTGAAATGAAAGCATGGTCAAGTAAAAATCCTTGGTTTATGAGCACAGTACCTGAACATCAAGAAATGAGTTCATACGCTTTAACCATTGATCAAAGACTTCGCAATCAAGGAATACTTCCTGAAAAAGATGCAAGTAAATATTACGCAGAAGTAGATAAAAATATGCGTAAAGAATATCCAAATTTTTTCGGAGTTCAAGTAGAGCAAACTGAAGATGTAGTTTATGAAACTAGAACACCAAAACGACAACCTTCAACAGTTGTTGCATCCGCCACGAGGGATAGCGGAAATAAGAAACCCTCGCAAATTCGTCTGACTCAGACCCAAGTTAAACTAGCACGACAACTTGGTATAACGCCTGAGCAGTATGCAAACCAATTATTAAAGGAGATTTAATATGTCAGATAAAGATACTACTAATAAAACAGAAGAAGCTCAAACTGACTCTCCTGATACACAAGTGCGTACTCCAAGGAGTATAGAAAGTCGAGAAATCGATCAAAGACCAATGAGTTGGGATTCAGCAGGTAATCTTCCAGAACCTGATCCGCAAGACGGATTAGTATTTAGGTGGATCAGAACAGCCTTATTAGGGCAAACTGATAATCCAAATGTTTCTAGAAGAATGCGTGAAGGGTGGAAACCCGTTGCACTTGAAGATCATCCAGAACTTCAAATACATATGCAAGATCATAACTCAGAATGGGCAAAAAAAGGTCATATTGAAATAGGCGGACAACTATTATGCAAAATGTCGAAAGAAAGAGCTACAGCTAGAGATAAACACTTTGCTGGATTGGCTCAATCTCAAACAGATGCAGTAGACAATGTTTATTTTAAAGACCAAGATAATCGAATGGCGACCAAACAAGTGTTTGAACGCAAGTCGAGAACAACTTTTGGGAAAGATTCTTAGAATCTTTTTTTATTAATTTTTTAAGGAGACAATTATGTCAACTACAGCAACTCCCTATGGGAGCAAACCAATTGGTACTGTCGTTGGAAGTCCTTATCAAGGAAAAGTTACTCATTACAAAATCAAAAATGCGTATGGCACAAGCATATTCTATGGCGATATTGTAAAGTTAGCTGATGACAATCCTAATACCACTATCCAAAAAGATACTGGTACTACGGCTTTAACACCAATTGGTGTTTTCCTTGGTTGTGCTTACACTGACCCTACTACTGGTCAATTCACACCAAATCAATATTTCCCAGCATCAACTGCTGCGGATGATATTGTTGCGTATGTTGCTACTGATCCGTTTGTAATCATGCAAATGCAAGGTGACGAGACTCTTAACCAAGATGACTTGGGCAAGAATTTTGCTATCGTGCAAACAGCAGGTAGTACATCTATTGGTAATAGCAAAAATGCAGTCGATGGGAGTACAGCAGCTACTACCGCTACATTACCTCTCAAGCTCATCGATTTTGTCGATGGTCCTGATAGTGCAATTGGCGATACTTACACTGATGTGCTTGTAATGTTTAATGTAGGGCATCAATTGCTCGACACAACTGGCATAGGCTAAGGAGTAAATCATGGCAGCTATTTCAAGAGCTAATGAGCTAAAACAATTATTACCAGGACTGAACGCTTTATTTGGCGAACAGTACAGTAATTACGAAAACGAGCACGAACAAATTTATGTTTCAGAAAATTCCGAGAGATCATTTGAGGAAGAACTAAAACTATCTGGCTTCGGTGCAGCACCCGTAAAGAATGAAGGATCAACTATCAGTTATGATACTGCTCAAGAATCTTTTGTGGCTCGTTATACACACGAAACTATCGCAATGGGATATTCAGTTACAGAGGAAGCTATGGAAGATAATCTATATGTTTCTTTGTCAGCTAGATATACCAAAGCACTAGCCCGTGCAATGGCTTACACAAAACAAGTTAAAGCAGCTTATCCATTAAATAATGGATTCTCAACTACTTTCTCTTCAGGTGATGGGGTTGCTTTATTTAGCACCGCACATCCACTTGTAAGTGGCGGAACTAACAGCAACAGACCTTCTGTAGGAGCTGACTTGAATGAAACATCTTTAGAAGATGCAATCATCCAAATTGGCAAATGGACAGACGAAAGAGGTCTTAAAATTGCTGCACGACCTAAAAAACTAATAGTACCATCTGATCTTCAGTTTGTTGCTACTAGACTTTTACAGAGTGACTATAGAGTTGGAACTGCTGACAATGACATCAATGCTATTAAAACTAATGGAGTGATTCCAGAAGGCTATTCAGTTAATCATTATTTAACTGATACCAATGCTTTCTTTATCACTACTGATGTTCCAGATGGCATGAAGCATTTTGTCAGATCACCAATGACAACATCTATGGATGGTGACTTTGAAACTGGTAATGTTAGATACAAAGCTAGAGAAAGATATTCCTTTGGAGTATCCGATCCGCTTGGTATCTTTGGTTCACCAGGTAGTTCTTAACAGAACACTTAGGGGGAGCTTATGTTCCCCCTTTTTTTTCTAGGGATTTTTTAACCGATCTATCAACTGCCCTAGCAGACTTTGCCGAGATGATAGATTATTTCTTCAAGGAGAAAAAACATGGCTAACACAACATTTAATGGACCAGTTAGGTCCGAAGGTGGTTTTGAACAAATCACTAAAAACAGCACAACAGGTGCTATTACAACTAATCTAGATATTTCATCGGTCGGTGCAATCTCTACTTCAAGCACAATCACTGCAAGACAGGCAGTAGATAGCACTTTTAATACAGCTTCAGCAGCATCAGCTACTTTAACAGCAGCACAATCAGGAACATTATTCTTGATTAATGGAGTATTAAATAATGTTGTCACATTGCCTTCTGTATCTACAGGAAATGTAGGAGTTTTTTACGACTTCTTTCTAACTGTAGCCGTTGGTGCTGGAACAACAACAACCTTGGTATTACCAGGAGCAGGTGTTTCAAACTTTTTTGGAATACTATCCTTAACAGGTGGTACAGCAGCGAATGGTGCTAGTGATATTGCTGGAGATACATTCACATTTGTAAACTCAACAGTGGCTAACGCTAGAGTTTCAGTGTGTTGTGTTTCTGATGATGGAACAAACTCCACTTGGAGGCTGACTTCACAATCTACTCCAATCGCTACAATAGATTAATAGGAGTAACTTATGTCAGGTAGAATTGTAGGTTCAGATGTAAAAACAGCTACGACCGTTTCCACCGCTACAGGCGGAGTGGTCTTACAAGCTGGTCGAGCAAGACTTAGAGGCTACATTATTGCTGGTGGATCAAGTGATGGAACTGTGACTTTTAGAAATGGTTC